GTTCTTAGAAAGATTTAATGAAGAGAAGAAAAAAGGTGCTTCTGAAATAGTTCAAAATTTCATAGGACAATTCGGAGAAGATTACCAACAAGCGTTTGAAGCCATATTTGTAAAGGGTGTAAATCCAAAAGAATATTTTGGTGCATATAATCAAATTGTAAACTTTGCTGAGATGGATCTCAATGATGAGAACAATCAAGTGAGGATAATGAAACAAGCTTTAGCTGATCAAGGATTTGATCCTGAAGATGTAGATACAGAAATCGAAAGACTTCGAAACTACGGTGATCTAGAAAGTGTTGCTACTAAACACCACAAAGTGTTAGTTAAAAAAGAAGCAACTAAGCTACAGCAATTAGAACAAAAATCTGAAGCTGAGTTAAGACAAAAAGCTCAAATCAGAAATATGTACATAGATAATGTACAAACAATTTTACAAGATAAAGTGAAAGCAAAAGAGTTTGATGGGATTCCTATCAATCCAAAATTAGCAAATGAACTACAAGACTTCTTATTAGTTGACAAATGGAAAACTCCTTCAGGAGAAACATTAACAGACTTTGATCGTGCTATTTTGGATTTAAAGAGACCAGAAAACCATGAGCAGAAAGTTAAATTAGGTCTTCTTATGAAGATTTTAGAAAAAGATCCTACATTGTCCACTATACAAAAAACAGGTGTAACTAAAAAATCTAATCAACTGTTCGGAGAAGTTGCAAGACAGGTAACTAAAGCTAAATCATCTAGTTCTACAAATTCAGGTGCTAAACCTAATTCATGGTTTTTATAACAAAAAAAAATATTAATAATTAAAAAAAACAAATAACAATGGCAATTCAAACAATCCCTGGGTTAACAGGTTTTACTTATGCTCGTGTTGCGTCCATGGACAAACGTGCTGTAGGAAAACTAACTGACTCAAATCACTTAGAGAGTTTTCACTCCACAGAGCCTGCAGATTATGATAAAAAGATCATCTCTTTATATACTCAGAGCTCATTGTACAGTAACGACTTCTTGGACATGATTAACAAGAGCACACCGTATTACATTGATAATAACAGTGATGCTTGGAAATGGCAAGTAGCAGTACCCTACAAATTCCCAAAAATTATTGACATCCCTGCAGCTACTCAGCTTTTGATTGAGGCTGGTAAAACAGGTATCGATGGTCAAGAATTCACTTTAGTATTAGATACTAATGAGTTCTCTAAAAACGCTATCGTTTCTGTAGGTACACGTCAGTATGGTCCACGTTTCTACGTGATCAAAGATCCACAACCATGGAACATGGGATTCTTGTACACATTCACATTAGTAACTGACAATCCAACAGTTGACTTTGTAAATCCTATCTTTTTACAGTATGGTGTTGAGTTAGAATTGGTTGATGCTGCTATTGGTGAGTTTGACCAAGACTTATTAGGATTACCACGTTTAGGTGAGCAAATCACTATGTTCGAATCTTTAGGTTCTGCATATGGATATGAGCACAAAATCACTGAGTGGGCTGATGACAAAATGATGCGTGATGCTTCTGGTAAGCCATTAGACATCTTAGTATATGCTCCACAACGTCGTAACCAATTACCTTTAACTCGTAATGATGTTAAATGGGAACCGTTCATCGAGTTCTGGATGCGTAAATCAATGTTAGAATTGAAAGTTAAACGTATGATTTGGGCTAAGCCTGGTACAGTTAAAACTAACGGTTCTAAACAAGAATTAAAACGTACATCTGCTGGTGTTTATCACCGTATGCGTAACAATGGTAACTTAGTACAATATAACCGTGGAGAGTTCTCAGCTAACTTGATCCGTTCTGTATTTGGTGACTTGTTCTACAGACGTGTGGATGTTAAAGACCGAAGTGTTAAAATGTATACTAATGAAGCTGGTTTTGACGTATTCCAACAAGCTTTGAAAAATGATGCATTGAACTCAGGTCTTACTTTCATGGCTGATTCTGGTAATCGTTACATGCAAGGAGAAGGACAACACATCACTTACAACTTTGCATTTGATGCAATGGTAACTCGTGAGACTGGACGTGTTGAATTGATCCACTTGAAAGAATTAGATTTACCTCAAACTAACTTAGAGTTTGGACAAAACAAAAAATCAACTCCTGTATTCATGGTGTTTGATGTGTCTCCAATGTCTGATGGTTCAATGGTAAACAATATCCGTGAAGTACGTATGAAAGGTGCTCCTTCTATGACTTGGGGATATATTGATGGTACTCGTCACCACTTAGGTTTTGCTAAGTCACAAGGTATGAGCTCTGCTAATAAATTTCCAGGATACGAAATCTGGATGAAAGACCGTTGCGATGTATTCATCGAAGATCTTTCTAGAACTGTGTTGATCGAGGAAATCCCACAATTCTAATAATAGTAACAGTACCTGTGCTGCTTCCCATAAGAACAGCTCACAGGTCTTTTTCCGAGAAGAGTCCCCTCACCTCCTCTCCCTCCTACGAGGGGATAATTCTCAACCCCAGAGTGATGGATTAGGGTGTCCCTGGTCGCATTCCCTTCAATGGGACCACTCTACTAAATTAAAACCAAATTTTATTAAATAACTACATTATGGGTAAAACAGGCAAAATTTCTACTATTAAGAGAGAATATAATAGCTCTCAGTTACAAACTATGGATAGTGGGTTAGCACAGAAAGGAATGACAAGAATCCCTGGTACAGGTGTATTCAAATATCCTTATAAAGAATTAGATGGTAAGTATAGAACAGGACTTGATCCAGATGCTGCTTACATCAAACGTATCAAAGATGATACTGAAAGAGAACTTGAGATTGAGAGAGTAACTGCTCTTAGAAAAAAACTTGAGAGCGAAATTGGTGATATTGATCTTGGACCACGTTCTAAATTCTGGAACTATGGGTTATCACTTTCTCCAGATGATCAAACTCACGTACAAGCAGTTAAATTGCTAGATGGTGATAACTATTTTGATTTATCAAATGCTTTCCAAGAAATAGCCTTTTCATGGTTGAGAGTACATCCAACTATTGCAAGCTCTTACCAAGCATGGGAAAGAGGAGAATATCCAGCAGATACACAGTTTTATGTTGTAGATGATGAGATTGAAAATGCAGTGATCTTCAAGAAAAAACAATTGATTAACAAAGCAATTGTTAGATTTGATTCTATGACTCCAGAGAAGAAGAAAAAAGTTGCAAGACTTTTAGGACTTCCGGTTACAGAAGATACAAAAGAAGAAGTGGTGTACAACTTAGTAGATAATGTATTGAAACAAACAGAGTTTAAGAATGGTAAGTATTCAGGCTTAAATCCAGTTGAGGTGTTCAATAGATTTGCTGAAATGAAAGAGAGTTTACTCCATATTAAAGATTTAGTAAAACAAGCCATCACACATTCCATTTATAGAGTGAAACCTAACGGTAAGATTTATGAAGGAGAATTTGAAGTGGCAACAGATGAGGAAGATTTAGTAAAATTCCTTGCAGATGATGACAACCAAGATGAATTGTTGGTGTTAGAAGGTAAATTAAAAACTAAAAAACTAGCTGCTATTTAGTGGCTAGTTTTTAAAAAATATAAAACATGATACCAGTAGATAGTTTATTATATAAGATTGATCAAAGATTAAATAAGCTATCAACTAATGAGCATCAACAGATTCAGTTAGAAGACAAAATCTTGGCTTTGAATGAGGCTCAGATTAAGTTGATAAAACAAAAGATTGATGGTTTTAGTGTGGCAAGTGGATATGGAATGGATTCATTTAAAAAGCGTTATGAAGACTTACAGAGTCTTGTAATGAATTATAATCACCAACCATTAACGCTAACATTAAAAGATGCTGATTTGAATCAGTGGTCAGCAAGTGTTCATGATTTAGTACCAAAGTACATGTTCTATGTTGATAGTTACATATTAGCTGATAAAGGGAGATGTAAGGATAGAAAGATTTGGATCAATCGAGATCTTGCCAAACATGGTGATCTTCAGTTTTTATTAAATAACGATCATTATAAACCTTCATTTGAGTATCAAGAAACATTCAACTCTTTGTCATCAGATGAAATGAGTATATTCACAGATGGAACATTCACTCCTAAGAATATACAGATAATGTACATGAGATATCCTCAGTACATAAATAAAGAAGGGTATATAATGTTTGATGGAACTCCATCATTTGATCAAGATTGTGAACTTGAATTATATCTAGAGGATGAGTTGTTAGACTTAACAGTGCAAAATCTAGCGATGTATACTGAAAATATATCAGCAGTACAAACTGCACAGTTCAGAATACAAACAAACGAATAAACTTTATTAACATTTTAAAATAAACAAAAAATGGCTGATTTTTCATTAACCACGGTATTCGTGGTTCCAGTAGGGCAGGATGCTGTCCCTAGCTCTGGTTCGACTCAAGACCTTGATGCTGGTGTTGTAGGAATCTTTAACAACTTGTACGCTACAGTAACTTCTGGTACAATTGCTAACTTTCCTTACTTCTATGTAGCTCAAGGTAGAGACAACACTTATTTGCAAGGATCTAAAAGATCTGACAAGATCTCTGGTATCAACAACTCTTCTTACGGTACTAACGTAACTGAGTGGTATAAAGTTACTGGATGTCCTACAGCTGCTAATCAAATTACTGATGTAACTGATTTCACTGTACAATGTGGAGATGTTATCACGTTAACTTTACGTGCTCACTCTTCTTATATTGATACATTGTATTTCAACGGTTTCACTCGTTCAGTAACTATACAAGCTCCTTGTTGTAATTGTGATGACAATCCATGTGACACTGTAGATCCATCCATCATCATTGATGAGTTAATCTACAAATTGAACTTGAAGGCTCCAGGAAACAATCCTGATAACATTTCTTTCTCTACATTCTTCACATTTGAAAATGTAGGTGGAACTATCTTACGTATTACAGGAAAACCATTAACTAAATATGGACAACCATGTGACGTTGCTGCATTCCCATTTGAGTATGATAGAATGTATTTCAGAACTTTCGTTTACTCTGGTCCAGCTACTACTGCTGACTTTATCGTAGCAGATGCTTGTAACTTTGTTGCTACACCTATCATCACTCAACGTGCTTCTTATGCTACTGGTACATCTGCAGAGATTATCCAATTAGAGAAAAACTTCTACAGCTACCAAGCAGGTTACTTGAAACATTTATATAGAATGGCAGGATATAATGAGAACTTTGAGTCTTATGTATCTGATGGTGCTACCTATGACACATTCTATATCAAATTCAACGAGTATGATAAGAGTGCTTACCAATGGGGTGACTATATCATGGAAGATTCTACAGTGATTATTGCTGTTCCACAAAGTGGTGGTGCTTTAACTACTGATTTCCAAGATATCTTAGAAGCTGCTTTAGGCACTGTAGATGATAACAATGATTGTATTACAACTACAACCACTACATCTAGTGCTCCTGCATCTACTACAACTACAACTTCTACAAACATTCCTTAAGAATAAGAAGGGGTAAAATAAATTATTAAAATAACCTATGCCAGGGGAAAGAGGATACACTCATATTCCTCTGGCATAATTATTTAAAACAAACATGGCAAACTTACAATTAGATATATTAGTAATTCCTACTTATAGCGTACTTACACTTGGTGTTGCAGATGCTTCCATATATCCTACAAATCCTCCAGTGGTTTCATCACCATCTATTGAGATTGATATTCCAGGATTTGGAACTAAAATACTACCATTTGTTCCTAATGAAATCAATGTATTCACATCGTCTAGTTTAGGAATCACAGAATCAGGTTGTAATCAAGCACTTCCTGATGGAGTTTACAGATTAAGATATTCTGTTGCTCCTGCATATGCAAACTATGTGGAGAAAACAATATTACGTGTTGACAGACTTCAAGAGAAGTTTGACAATGCGTTTCTTCAATTAAATATGATGGAGTGTGACAGAGCCCTTAAAACACAATCTAGTGTACAATTAAATACAATCAACTTCTTTATTCAAGGAGCAATTGCAGCAGCTAATAACTGTGCAGAATATGAATCAAACACATTATATGCTCAGGCAGATAATATGTTAAATAACTTTTTAAGAACCAACTGTGGTTGTTCTGGTAACAACTACCAAATAAACTTTTATTAATTATGGCACAATGTTCAGGCTGTGGAGCTAAGGTAGGCTGTGGATGTCAGCTAAAAAATGGAATGTGTGCAGCATGTGCTGCTAAAGCAAATAAATAAAAATTTATATTATGTTATCACCTAGACTAACAGATTGCCCAGAATGTGCTAACATTCCTTCTTTACTTAAAAAAATAGATTGCAAGTTAGCAGAGCTTGGTAACAACTTGTATAACAATATTTCGTATATGTTAAACAAACCTGTACCTGCTGATGACATAACTCAATTAATAGGATATAGAAGAATACTTACTTACAAACTTTACAATCCAGATTATGTATACAAATACTCTGTAGCAATGATTGCTAGTAGAGTGATTCGTTTAACAGCAGGATGTGTAAGTAGATGTAATGAACCAGAGCGATGCTTAGAAGCTCCTTGTAATGTTGATGTTGTACCAAATCCAACCACTACAACAACTAGTTCTACTAGTTCTAGTACCACCACTACAACAACAACAATAGAGCCTACTACCACCACTACAACCACTGCAGGAAAAATTGTATATGAACTATTAAGAAGTAGTAGTAGTGATGGTAATGAAGTAGATGCTTGTTTATTACCAGAACCAGCAACAATGGTGTATATAAATATGGCTACCCCTCCAAATTTAGAAATTAACGACTTTTTATACACAGATAGTTCAGGAACCATACCATTTAATGGAGCATTGAAGTGGTGGAAATTAAAACAAGGAACTAATAGATATTCATGTCAAGTTGCTGTTAATGGAAAAATACTAACCAAATATGTTTGCGTATAACATAAAATCAATAACAATAATAATTTAATAAAAAAAATATGTCAACTTGCTCAAATTGTTATAACGGATGTACAGAGATTGTCTCTGATAGATGTGTTAAGTATACAGGAATCGATGTTCCTGTTTTAGGTATTCAAACAGGTGATTCTCTCTCTTTTGTAGAACAAGCGTTAATCACGTTTTTAACCTCTACATTAGATGGTACAGGAGTTAAAATAGATCTCACTGGTGTAGATGTATGTGCTCTTGTACAAAATTATTTACCTACATGTAAAGATCTTACAATTGTAGATATATCAAAAGCTCTTATACAAGCTGCTTGCGATCTTCAAGAACAAGTTGATGATATTGTAGCAGAACTTGCTGTATTAAATGCTGATTATACAATTGGATGTTTGACAGGTGTGACAGCTTCTTCAGACACACATGCTATTGTACAAGCTGTTATAAATACACTTTGTGAATTAAATACTGATTTTGCACAACTATTAATTGATCTACCTAATACATATGTAGCTATTGCAGATCTTGATATATTAATTCAAGATTATTTAAATAGTACTGGTTATAATAATCTTATTAGTAGCAGAATGGTTCCTTATGCTGTACTTCCATATTTTGGACCATTAAGTAATTTTGGTTCTCAAGGAGAAGGATTAAATTTAACATTGACCACTGGAGAAAATTGGACTAATGTATATCTTTGTAATGGTAATAATAGCACTCCTGATTTAAGAGGTAGAGCATTAGTTGGTGCTATTCAAAATGTTCCAGGAGGATCATTAAGTTCTGTTGTAGATCCAGGTGCTAGTCCTGCTAATCCAAATTATAGTTTAAATAGCACTGCAGGTGCAAATCAAGTTACATTACAAGAGCCACAAATTCCTATTCACACACATAGTATTACAAATGTAGTCACTGTAACTGATCCTGGGCATGCACATGATTTAAAAGTTAATGTTAGTTCTGCAGGAGATGGATTTGCTGCTTTTGAGTCTTCAGTTACAGAAGGTAATTTTGAAACAGAAACTGCTCAAACAGATATTACTGTTAATGTAGTTTCTACAGCATCTACTTCTGGAGGAGGACTTCCTCATGCAAATATTCAACCAGTAACAGCTTGTTACTATATTCAATACAGACCTTAATAAATTAATAAGATGGCATATCCATATTTACCAGTAAATTCGTGCTGTACAGATGTAGTTTTAAATAGTCCCTGTGGGTGCAGTTCTACACTTCCTAATAGTGGTTGTAATGACAATCCATGTGGAACTAATGTAACTTTGTCTAGTAATGTCATTTATAATGGTCCTGAATTACCATGTATAATTGCTGAGCCATGTGACACACTTAATGTAGTGTTACAAAAGATTGATGAGATTATATGTAACTTGTTACAACAAATCAATACATTGAATACTCAAGTTGCTAATATTACAGAGCAGATAATTAATATTGAAGCTGATATCATTATTATAAATAATGCATTAGATCAATGTTGTGCAACAACAACAACTACAACAACTACTGTTTAGTAAATCTTTAATAAAATTATATAATGAGTAATTGTTCTCAAATAAATAATACAACAGTAAAAGGAACGAGTGTTGTCTCATATGATAGCACTCCAATTCCTTGTTCAGATATAAATCAATGTGATGGATTAAATGATATTCTTGCAAAGTTTGATAATATTATATGTAATGTAACAAATGATGTTAATGTTCTTATAGAAGAAGTAACAAACATTACTGAGGATTTAATGGTTATTTCAGAAGATATAATTGACATTAACACTCAACTTAATATATGTTGTCCCACAACTACAACCACTACTACAATCCCTCCCACTACTACCACTACCACAACAGCTACACCCACTACAACTACAACAAGTAGTTCTAGCACATCTACTAGTACAAGTACATCAACTTCTACAAGTACATCTACTAGCACATCAACTTCTACATCTACATCTACTTCTACATCTACTAGCACAAGTACTTCTACCACTTCTACTAGTAGTACAACCACTACCACTACAACATGTGCATATTGTCCATCTAGTGTACTTCCTACAAATTCAGTTACATGGAAAGGTTTAACTACAACATCAGATGGTACGTTATATGGTTGTTCATCATCAGGTATTGTTTATAAATATCCTGTAGGAGGACCTTGGTCCACTGTATCATCATCAAATAATTTAAATGCAGCTATAGCCGCAGATTCTTTAGATAATGTATATGCTGCAAGAAATGGAGGTACGTTATATGTAAAAACTTCATTATCATCGTCGTTTGTTCCTATTATACCATTTGTTGGAAATGCTTTTTGGACAGGATTATCTGTAGATGATAATGATACATTATGGACACTCAACACTGCAGGTGATATTTATAAAAAAGCAGTGTCTGCAAGTACATTTACATATCACGGAACAACACCTATTTCATCAGTAAGAGATATAACTGTAGCACCTAATGGGGATATTTACGTATGTCGTTTTGATGGTATTTGGAAACAAACAGGAGGAGTTGGATCATTTGTTGCATTACCAACATCACCAGGATATTGGACTAGTATATCAGCATCTTCTAATGGAGATATAATTTGTGTTGGTGAAAAAGAAACAGGTTATGTTGGAGGAGTTTGGATAATATATGCAGGAACAAATACATTTGTTAAAATATCATGTGATTCAGATTCTGATTGGTCAGCAGTTTGTGCAACTGGAAATTGTGAATTCTTTGCAGGACAACAGAACAGTGATCAAGGTGATGGAGAAGTTTATGCATTTGGATAAAAAAAAACTAACTAAAATAAAATAAAATGACAGTATTTATAACATTAACATTAGCTGGAGCTAATGTAGGTCCATTTAATTTGTATTCAAACATTGATGGATTTACAACAGCATTTGAATTAGGAGTGTCTAAAGCAGCATTGCTTTCAGGATATTCTTCTTCACTTGTTCCTGATTATACAACAACCATTAGATTGGTTTCTACTGGAGAGTGTACTAATTATTTTGATATACCAATAGATTTATTTCCTACAACAACTAGTACATCTTCTAGTACCACTACTACCACTACCACTCTATTTCCTTGTGTAATAAGTGAACTTATCATTAATAATGACTCATTAGGTTCATCAATAGATTCAGTTAGTGCATCAGGTTGGTTGATTGCAATTACAACTCCTGTTGCAGCAGGTAATACAGCTACTGGAACCCATGGAACAACAAGTAATGCTATTAGCGTTGATATCACTCCATTTGATTCTGGTGATAATCCTTCATGTTTAAGTTTATATGTAAACTCAGTACTTATACAAAATATAACAGTTACAGCTGGAGGAACTTATACATTTGATCCTTATACAATAAACACAAATGATTGTGTATGGATTGTGTACAATCAAGGTACGTGTCCATCTTAACGATAATAAAAATCATAGTTTGTTGGTTTTCTATGTTTTCTCCTCGAGTTTATTCTTGGGGAGTTTTTGTTTCTAACTAATTTAATTATAAATAATTACAGCTCTAATCAAAATTATTTGGAATATACAAAAACAATTCTTTAT